TCGGTGATGCGCGCGGCAGCCGACGACTCCGCGTCTAAGGCATCAGGAACCACCGGGGCAGCCGCCTCGGACGTAGCCACCGGGGCGACGGCATCGGCAACAGGCTTCTTGGTGGCGCGGGGCTTGGAAACCTTCTCAACAACATTCTCCATCGGGACGGAAGTGGCGACAGGCGCGGGGGCAGTTTGCTTATCAGCTTTGGAAGAGACTCTGACCATTTCTGATTATACATATCTATACTGTATTTTTTTAAGTAGTTTAACGCATTTATATTTTACACCGAGTTTACGGACTCGAAGTCTCGGGTAAGTGTTTTACAAACCAAAAAAATCCCTAAATTATACTAAAGATTCGTACAACCAAGGGATCGCAATTCTAGCCTCTTCGGATACCGCGGTGAGCGCCGTTAATATGTGCATCACTCCAATTTTTCTAAATTCGGCGTCGCCTCCGGAAAATACAATGTTTTCCACAATCGTGGTTGCTTGATTGCGATATAAATCCATACTGGTCAAAGCATGCCCGTGCTCATTCATCCCAAAAAAGAAGGGATTGAAAAACGGGCAAATACGTCGACGTGTTACAAATGACATGTTGGATCGATGTTGCCAAATGTCGTATAGTATTTGTGCGAATCGCATATATTCAAAGGAATTCAGCGACGAGAACCACGTGCTTTGTGTATAATTTCCCAAAAAATCGATTTCGATAAATGTTTCCTCGATGCGTTGAAAAACATCCAATTGGCGTATCTGGTTCAATTTACTAAAAGTTGCGACCCGGTGGTTTTCAAAAGATTGCATCGGGCCATTGTACACATCTATTCGGCGGTTAGATGATTGTGTACCGCCGTTTTCCGGAGAATTCGTGAGACGATGCTTGAAGAGTATTTTGTTGAGCCGGATAAGTTTGAAAATTCTATTAAACACCTCTATGTTTATTTTTTCACGGTTATATGGGTTAGTAATTACCCCATTGGTGTTGTGGAACAGGGACTCCAAAGATGTTAAATCAAAGGCGTAAAAGAATCCCTGGTTGTCCTCGTAACAATACAGATTGTGAAAAGGTATCTTGTCCACGGGTTCCATGGTGTAAAAGTCGGTGTTGTTAACATAAGTAATCTGATTGTGTTGTTTCCCTCGCAATCGGAAAAAGAGTCGCACCAGATATTTTCGAAAACATGTCTGTATTTTTGTAACATGTTTCATCTTGTGAAAGTAGGAAGAAATGCGGAGAATGAGAATCGGTTTGGTTCCGGAAACGTGTAGCCTGTGTTGTTTTGCGATGTTTTTCAACTCGGGCACTTTGTACGCATTAAGTTGGATATTTTTATCGAAAAAATCGTGCCAGGATAATGTTGTTTCTTTTTTATGCGCAAGCTTGGAGAACACTTGCATGTTTCTATTCGTCTATGCGTCTATTCACCTATATATTTTATGGAAAATAGCAGGAGAACTTTATGTACTTTTGTTCGATCTACATACATTACACAAGGATTCGTAAGAAGAAGGAATGGGGGGCTCGGACCATAGGCGACCGTGTAGATCTATATTTGTTCCGATCCCTTCTATTTTCCCAAAATATAAATAAAATTGATTTAAAAGAACGACAGTGTTATATAGTACTTATACCGCCAACGTATAGGACAAAAGCAAACTCCAAAGCACTCAGTCAACCAAACCAATCTTTCAATCAATATGTCTTCCAAGCAATCCACTAGCGCACCCAAGCCTGTGATCAATTTCAATGACTGGAATACGTCAGCCGTCAAGTATATGCCTCCGAAGGTGAATGATAAGGGAGCCAAGTCCATTGCTCTTATCAGTAACCAGACCAATCGGTCTCTTCATATTTCCACGCCTCTTATGATGACGTGGGGTATCAGCGACTTTGTGGATGAGAAGGGCGAATCTGACGGAAAGTACAGTATTTCTCTCAATTTTCCGAATGATGAATACAAGAGCAAGGCTACCGATGATTTCCTGCTCAAGCTCAAGGATTTTGAAAATCAAATCCTGGATGATGCGGTGAAGAATTCGGAGCTTTGGTGGGGAGAGGAGATGTCGAGAGAGGTTGTCAAGCATACCTTCTTTCCGTTCTTGAAATACAGCAAGAACAAGGATACCAAGAAGATTGACTATACTCGTCCTCCCTCGATTCGTGCCAAGGTGCCTTATTATGACGGAAAGTGGGCGGTGGAGATTTACAATCCCAGTTCGGAACTGATTTTCCCGTGCGATAACAGTATGATGACACCGATGGACTTTGTTCAGAAGTTGAGTAATGTTGCCTGTGTTCTTCAGTGTTCGGGAATTTGGATTGGTGGCAAGGGCTGGGGACTTACTTGGAAGATGATTCAGTGCGTGGTGAAGCCGCGCGAGGTAGTGAGTGTTTATGGTAAGTGCCACATCGAATTGTCATCAGAGGATGTGGACAAGTTGAGCAAGCCCGTTGTTGCCTCGGATACACTGACGGTAGAGGACGTGGATGATGCGGATGTGGAGCCGTCCATGAATCCGGTGGTTTCCACGGAGGTGGAAGATAGCGATGTCGAGGATGCCGCCCCTGTAAAGGTCGCACCTGCCCCCGCTCCGGTCCCAGTCGCGGCAGTCGAAGCTCATAAGAAGAAGATTGTGAAGAAGAAGGTGTAAATAACAGAACAAATTTCAAACCAAAGTAACTGAAAACATAAAAACGTGTACATTTGTAGATTATTGTATTTTTTCACGAAATACAATAATTCTGAACAAGGTTGTCGCTTATCACGACTGTAAAAATAATTCCACCAAAATATTGGATTTTTTGGTGATGTCGTAAATGTTGTCGGTTTGGATGGTAGGTATACCTTTCCCTTTGATAACAATAGTCTGTTCTTTAACTAGACGCACTTGCGTGGCGGGTATCCAAACGCGCATTGTTTCCAACATTATCTCTAGCCCCCCCGTCTCAAATATTTCCCCAATATTACACGTTACTTCTACAATGATGTTGTTGTCCGTATCAATCGTCATATCGCGGGGTAATATTGGAAAACACTTTACATAAACGTCTGAACCCGATACGTCATATACAAGTTCGTGGTGCCACAACGGAATCACAAACATTTGGTTCTCATAGTGTAATTTATATAGATGACAGTTGAACAAATCGTCCAAACTCGGATGTAAAATGATACAACAGTCGTCTTTCATTTTTTCTTCCAATATAGCGTGTAGTTTAGATAAAAAAAGGTCGGTGATGACAAAAACATCCTTGTATGCGTACAAAATATCGTACAATTTCATCAAAACCGTTTTATTTATTTTTCGCAGAAAGTCGACAGAAGTGTCTTCACATGCCCGGGTAATTTTGTCAATAATACTGTGTAAAAATTGCGCAAGATATGTATTATCGTGTATGGCACTGACCGGATTTTCGCTGAATATGGATAAAATGAATTCTCGGAGCAGTTCCGAATAACTGGGACTATGAATCCGAAACGAAGATGTCGTATCTTTACCATCTAAATAATGACATAAAAATTCGTACGCCTCGGAAATTTCGACGAATTTGGTCGCCGCGTCGGCGCTGGTATTTTTATCTGGGTGATATTTTAACGCCAATTTACGGTACTGTTTTTTAATGAGATGCATACTTATCGATTCGACATGGTTTTGCTCTATATCCACATCATGTAAATCATGAATGATTTCTAGTATAACCAGTGCCTGGGGGTAATTCATAATGGTATAATTTAACTATGATATAAAATAGTATGCTTTCTAAGTGGTATATAGGTCGATAATTATTGTTGTAATATTTCAAAAAATAGTAGGATTTATTTAATATGTCGGAAATATCGCGGGGGGACAAGTAAGGCAACGCATTTTCGCTTTTCACTTCCTTTCGCTCCGTGGGTTTTTTCCCCGAATGAAAATGAATCAAATAATAGAGGATGTACCAGAGACATTCGACGGCTTCTAAATTATAAATAAGTATGTCGTATATCACATCTCGAAAATTAGAAAATGACATTTTTTTATGATTGAGTATTTCTTTTAATATGTTGTCGCATACCACATTGAAAATGTCTTTGGGGATGTCGGACGGATTTTTCAGAACAGAAACCGAGTATAATTCTTTAATATTGATGATTTCATTGGTTTGGATGTCATCCAGTATATTGGACTGATCCGACTCTCTGTTATGAAAGTTGTCCGTTAATTTCCGGTATTCATATTTACGGGGACGTTTAACATTGACAATATGACAAGATTGTAGTATATTGTTCGGTAAAAAACTGAGATTCTCTGTAATCAAAATAAAATGAATAATGATGTTGCCCCCAAAGGGGGATCGAATACCCGAGGACAGGTTCTCCAATTCGGAAACACGCAACATTGAAGAGTTGGAATATTGCTGAATATAACTGTAGAAAATATCCAGCAGTTCACCGTGAATCATATGAAAATTTTTACAAACGATGAATCCGACCTTTTCACTTTTTACGGATATGATATCAACAATTTGGAGGAATATATCGTTCCAAATAATTTTGGAATTACAGCCCAAAAGAGACATGTCCACTTCATAATGAATGTCGCTGATGTGGTATATATATGTCTGTTTTTCATTCTGAATCGTGATTTTCTTGTCGTGCTTGAATTGGGAAGGACTGTATTTCTTGAGTATATTGAGAACCTGGGTATATTTACCTGCGCCCGACGGGCCATACACAATCATGTTTCCCATTTGGTAATTTTTTTCGGGTAGATTATTAACGAATGGTGTCAATTCGGGGTGTAAATTGTGTTTTTTCACGGCATCCAAATATTCTTCATAATGTGATTCATAAAATTTCATCGCGTAATTGTAATGATACTACATGTAAATATTATATTGGTAACGCAACAATATAATATTTAGGTAGAGGATGAAGTGAAGGATACGCAGGGACCCGGAAGCGGGGACGTATACATTTCTTGTGAGATATATAACAAGTATGCCGAAGTACCATACAAGAATGGTAAAATGGCCAATGTGGAAGACTGGATTAAATTTGTTATCGTTTTATTGTCATTGTTGAGAGATTTGAGTAAAAAGAACCAGATTAAAAATGCTATAAACAACAGTATATTGATCATTGCGAAAATTTTAAATAAGTATAGAGGGGACTGAATATTAATTAACGAACCTAATATACTGATGTGTCCCCCTTTCATACTTACCATGGATGCGTTACAAATTGCGATTACTGCTAAGGTGAAAGCAATCAAGTCTATTAGTATGGGTATTCCCAAAACTAACCAATAAGGGATGGTAGATATTGTTCCGCCAAACTTGATACTAATAATTCCGATCAATGCCAATGAGAAAATAATCAGTTTAGTTGGAGAACCGCCGTTGGTTACCGAAAAAATACTCAAGATTACCAGACCTAACAAAATGATGACGGTGAAATTGGAAAACAGTGCTCGAATAATCGGTCCGGCTTCGTCAAAATTCAGAATACTTAGATTGAGAGGTTCTTTTACGGATAATAATTCCACGAAAACGCTGTATCCTGAAAATATTATCAATATGAATAGCGCAATCACGATTATCCCCTCCATCGCGGGAAGAAACAACACGGAAAAAAATAGGACATACAAAATTACAAAAATGATATTTAAAATGTAGATGAATGGAAAGCAATCCATGGTGGCAATATATACTAGTTATATAATGAGTATATTTTGTTATAGGAGGGAATCGCACGTCATTACTTGTTGAGGTAGGTGTGAACAATCCAGTCAATCAATGTTTCAGGTTCACAGGTTAAAACCCCCTCTTTGAATTTTTTAATATTAAAAAATTGGGGCTTTTTCATGTCCGACGCCTTGTAGTAAACATATGCGCCAAATTTGCCTCGTCTTACGCTCATCTCGGGGGTAAGTACACGAAGTATGTTCATATTTTTTTTATTTTTAGACTGGATAATATCCGTAACGTCGTCAATGGTAATATTGCTAATAGGTTTGTCGTATTCGCTACACGATATTTTATTTTCACCCCATTCCAAATAGTGACCAAACCTGCCATGTTTTAAATATATATCTTGATCTTCCCATTTACCTAAACAGCGGGTAGTGTTTTCTTCTAATTCTTTTACAGTGTATTCTCCGCGTTTTAGTTTATCTAAATCTAGTACCACGTTTTTATTGATCGATATGAACTGCGCTTCTTTACCCGGGCTAGGTTTTTCCCGGATAACAGGTCCATATTTGGAGAACGTGAGAATATGCGTGTCTTCCAAATTATATACAGTTTTTGTCAAGGCATTCAATGGTGTGATAAACTGTTTCAGCATAACATCACAATCCTTACATAATTGGTACCAATTATGACCCGTTATACCTTGAGATATGTTGTCCAATTTACTTTCCAAATCCCGGCTGTAATCATAATCAAATATCGTGTCGAAATGTTTCATTAAGAATTCGATCACTAAATTACCCGTAGGTTGAATTACGAGTTTGGCTTTTTCGTTTCCTACGATACGCTTTTTTTGGGTGGTTTTTATGCGTTTTTCGTCAGAATCTACGTAATATTCTTCGCAGATGATTTCTTCGCCGGCTATATCCATTTTTTTTACGTATCCTCGGTCTAAAATGGTTTCTATAAACATCGCAAATGTTGACGGTCTTCCAATACCTAGGTCTTCCAATTTTTTAATAAGTCCAGACTCGGTATAATGCGAATGACAGTGATAAAATGTTACTATTGTCTCAATTTTATTGAAAGGTACGGTCGGATGTACCGATTTTTTACTCAGTAACGATTCCAGATATAAACATAGACCACGACCCTTACTTTGTTGGGTTTCGACAGCATTTTCTTCCGTCTCCTTTTTTCCGGTGTCGGGCGAGATATTTTTACACATTTTCCATCCCAAAAAAATAGGAATTTCTATGGTGTGTTTGTATTGGACGTTTTCTATTGGAGAACTTATAAATGCGTCTATTAACTGGTTTTTACCGGCCGTCATACAACTCTGAATACTCGTACGCCAAATAAGCTGATACAATGACGCAATTTTTCCGGAATATTTGGTTCCTGTCAAATACGGTACAGATAAGTGTGTGACCCGGATAGCTTCGTGCGGATTGGATGCGTGGCAGTTCTCCAGTTTCTTCAAGTTTCCCACGTGGTTCTCCCCCCAAGATCCGACAATATAATCTTTCGTTTCCTTTAAAAATGACTCTGAATAGGTTTGACCTTCGGTTCTCATGTAGGTAATAAGTCCATCCTGATAAAGCATTTGGCAACATTTCATGGTGTCTTTGGGTGACATGTGTAGTAGATTACTCGCGGTTTGAAGTAATACAGACGTATTAAATGGGCGAGGTGGCTCCACCGATACTTCACGGCGAGAACCGAGTGAAAGAGTGTGGTTGAAATTGACGGATTTTTCTAAAAAGTCTTTGACTTCTTCCGGGCGCGAGAATTCACGGTTCAACACAAACTCCAAGTGTTTTCCGGTAAAATTTCCGAGAACCTTGTATTTTTTATCGGGACCGGTGCTTTGTATACGTTCTCGGTGGTTGTCGTATACCAAACGTAGTGCGGGGGTTTGGCATCTACCTGCGCTCAAACTATTTTCTTTGTCGTAATACATGTGTTTCCACAAAAGTGGCGATATCTTGTAACCAATCAATATGTCCAGTACCTGACGTGCCCATTGGGCCCTTACCAGATCCATGTTGATTTTCCCGGGATGATTTACAGCGTATAAAAGAGCGGGGGCAGTAATTTCGTGAAATGTAATGCGTAAGCTAGTGTCAACATTCAGACCAAAAATGTCACATATGTGCCACGCAATTGCTTCACCCTCGCGGTCATCGTCGGTGGCTAGATAAATATGTTCCAAAGTAAACTGTGATATGATTTTTCTCATTTTCTCAATGTGATCTTGTTTTTCGGTTGAAATGGAGAACGTTATAATGTCGTTTTGGAGAACCTCGTCCCCGGTTTTGGAGACGGGATGGTTTAAATGGAGCGATTTTAATCCGCCTATTTCTCGTAAATGTCCCACGGTCGCAATACATTTGTATTTCACACCCAGAAATTGCTCTATTTTTGCGCATTTCGAGGGCGATTCGACAATGATAAGATATTCTTGGTCGGGTTTACGCAGATATTCGGTGGGGTTCTCCTTTTTACGATTGAAAAACTTTTTGGGGGCCCGGACGGGGGACATACTGAGCCGGAACAGGAGAGTTTGATTATTTTTGTCGCCTTTTATTTATGTGGTTTCGAGAACATACAACCAAATAAAGTTCAAAAAACACAAGAATTGTGAATGGGATAAAAAATCGCCAACCATGCCCGTTCAAAATAGTGTCCGTATTCGGGGTTGGCCGACGTATTTAAATACTGAATAAGCTGTTGGTAATATTTTTTTGAGTGATGCCGGATATGTTCTCGGGAAAGTGCGAATATGCCTCGGTAACAGATGACGTGTGTGTGTAAATCTCCAAATTCGTACTCAAACCACTTGCCGAACGGGCGTATATCTGCCGGGGTGAGGGCGTTTTTGTTTCCGTCTGCGGTGGCCGCCGCATTGTTGGCATTCGTACTGACATATTCATCGAGACACCAGTTGTACAGATGTGTTTTTATGTCTCCCACCATTTCAGATGATACAAATACCGTGTTGTGGGTTCTTTCCACAAGTTCCAACGTTTTTTTGGTTTGCCATTTCTTATATGTGTCCATACACGAGCCCGGTAAAAATATAGTTATATCGGCTAGATTGTCGTAGTTCTCGATAATATGATAGAGATAGGTGTGCGATTCACGACCCACATTCGGAAGAAACACCACGTTTGACCCGGTCGCGGCTTTTTCGTCCGGTGAACCGCCCGACGATTTATCATAAATTAATTGTGAATATCTCGAAAATGGCTCTCTCTGTAAAAAGTCCATATTTTCCTGGTATTTTGCCACCACAATTTGTATATGTTTTTGGTCCATGAAACTTGGAATAGTGATAAAATTACACTGTATTTATGTGTTTTACATTCTTGAATGTTATAGTGACGTGATTTAGACGAAAAAACGGAATAGAGGGTGATCCTCCGCAGGGTAACTGGACCGAGCGTCTAGTGTCTGCATGATGTGCTGTATAGTCGTATTCGTGGTATCTGTCACCGTTTCGAGTTTGGGTTCGAAATCACGGGTGATGATATACTCCAACCACTCCCCCACGTGATTTTTCCCGGTGGCACACACATAAATCGAATAAGTAAAAATGACCCAATATAGTATTTTAATGGGGACAGAAAGTCCGCGGTGAAACCATAAAATCACGAGCGTGGACAAAATAATGATCACGGCGGCAATGTTTGATACAGCCGGCGCGTATTCACCCGAGAACACCCGCAAAAATGGATGGAAATTTACCGGTATTTGTTGGTAATCTACGTTACCATAGCTTTTCAATTCGAAATATGTCAAAAAACAGCACTGTATCATGCACCATTGTATGTTCATTATTAAGTTGAATAACAAATAGATGATGGCATGGAACCCCTGTACATCAAACCATAGTAAAAAGGTGGTACTATATAAAAAAATAAAGTAATGCATCGTCCGACAAATCACCATTTTGGGTAAGCTACGTATGAACGAATTTTCGAAGACTGGGAAACGGTATTCTACAACAAGAGATGTCAACGAAAGGACAATGGAGACAAATAGTAATATCGTGTAACTCTGAATAAATTCTACCATGCGTAAAATACCAATATCTATACATTATTACAATAAAAACTACATAAATATTTATCGACAGTATTCATGTAGACATCACCATAATGGATGAACATGTTCGCGGGATTGAGCCTGCGGTTACAACAGGTATCAAAACTTGGCGTATTTTGATAAGTGATCGTAACTACATGTCTTGGAATATGGTGAATGTTGGACCCAAAGAAACATGTTCACCAGATGTGAATCCGGTGTCTTTTGTCCCGTTTGAAAATAAACTGTTTAATAATGATATTGTTACCCAAGAAGGTGATCTGGTCTATTCTTATACCCGAGAATGTCCGACTCTGGCCGGTATTCTCTTGCTCGAAAACAACAAGACATACGGTAGAACCGAAAACAAAAAACGGTTATTATACAAGTGTGTTCCTGACGATAAACGGCTTCCCGCATTTTTGGTGCCCTATGAGATTAAGATGGGGTTCTCGAAACAAATTCACGACAAGTATGTGGTTTTTCGTTTCGATCATTGGCGAGATACCCACCCTCGGGGTATTTTGGTTGAAGTTATAGGTGATGTTACGCATTTGGAAGCATTCTACGAATATAAATTATTTTGTAGGAATCTCAATGTATCCAACCGGGAATTCACCAAGAAAACTCACAAACTGTTTCATGTGGAAAAGACGGAAGAATATATCCAAAAAATTCAGAGCAATCCTCAGTTTTCTATACAGGATCGTACAGAAGATTTTGTGTTAACGATTGATCCCAAGAACAGCTTGGACTACGACGACGGGTTTAGTATAACAGTTGATCCGGATGGTAGTAAAACGATGAGCGTGTACATTGCCAACGTATTTTTTTGGATGGAAACGTTTTGTTTGTGGGAATCCTTTCAAAAACGCGTGTCGACCATTTATTTGCCGGATAAACGGCGGCCGATGCTTCCGACCATTTTATCCGATAACTTGTGTAGTTTACTCGAGAACCAAAAGAGGTTTGCTTTTTGTATGGACGTACATTTTTCACCGGATAATGTCATGAAAAAAATCTCATTTTCAAACGTGATTATTCGGGTGAAACGGAATTTTACGTACGAAGAATCTGCTCTATTAAAGAATCGACCATATCAGGAGATGCTTGATTTGACCAAACAGTTGGACTATTCTGTCGTTGATAGCCATGGCGTCGTGACGTTTTGGATGATATACATGAATAAAACATGTGGAAACGAAATGTTTCAGGGTAAAATCGGTATTTTCCGATCATTATTTGCGAAAAATTCGGCGGCAATTACGCTCGACCCACAAGATCCTACCATCTCGGTGGATACTAAGCGGGTTATATATGCGTGGAACACCATGTCGGGAAAGTACTTGGGGTTTTCTGAAGATGCGACTCAATTGAATCACGACTTGTTGAACGTTAAAACGTATGTTCATATCACTTCTCCCATAAGACGCTTAGTCGATTTATTAAATCAAATGCTGTTTTTTGTTCATTTTTCGTTGGTCTCGGTTATTTCAAAAGAAGCTTCCGATTTTTTATCCGAGTGGTTGTCGGACATTGATAACTTGAATGAAAAAATGAAATCTACTTTAAAAGTGGAACGCGAATGCGAAATGATGCGAAAGTGTTTGACTTGTCCAGAATTATTGTCACGTAGCCACGATGCTTATGTCATTGGGGTGCGTGATATTGGTGGGGTCGATGGCAATTTATACAAATACACGGTTTATTTGGAAAAGGAAAAGATGATATTGGAATTGAAGAGTGAACAAAAAAGGGACATGTACAAGAAATACCCGGTGATTTTATACAAGATTGACTCTTACGGAGTGGCATCTAAGATTAAAGTAGGATGGTACGATACGAATATTTCTTCGACAGTCTAAATGTCGTCAATATTGATTTCGTCTTCTTCATTGTATTCTGCGAGAGTTTTCGTAGGAATTCTTTGCGGTAAGATTTCGTTAACGTCGGGAGTTTCTTCGTTGGAAAATACAAAGGAATCGTTTTCATTACTGTGATGATCATTAAAATTTGTACATGAATCTTGATATGTAGATAGCACGGAAATTAGGTCGGAATTTTTATAGGGACTTTCCCAATCTCTTAGTCCAACGACCACTTTTGAATTTAATCCGATCATGTTGTGCTTTTTGGATCTGCCGCGAAATTTTCCGCGAATATGACACATTAAATCTAACTGAGGAGCATCCTGTGTTAACACTTGACACATACCGTTACCGTACATTTTAGTAACAGTGGCTACTCTTTCTAGTTCATCGGTGGGTTTATAATCAGCTACAACTGCTGCTGTAACTGATTTTCTGGCAAACGATTTGGTTTTAGAACCTCCGGTAGTATTACGGACCATGATAATATGGGTATTTTGAGTTTGGGGGGGGGATGGTAGATTGAAATAATAAAAGAGAAGAAAAGAATTTTGTATCAATTTTTCTCCTCAGAGGCCGAAGGAATAGAGTAAGTAAGAAGGATGAATTCGGAGGTGGGGTGATTGGAGGCGCGAAGGAAGGGATGTAAGGAGGATTTAAGGACGATGGGTTTAGGAAGGAAGTTGTAATTGTAGGAGCCTTTGTATT